TTCCCTGCCGATCATTGCCGCCCCATTCAGCGCCACGCCTTGCCGGCCGCCCCTCGCCGTAGCTTGCCCCGCTCCGCCCCGCCGTTCCGCGCCAAGCGTAGCCGGCCGGGCCGTGCCAGCCCTAGAGCCGTCAGGCCGTGCCTTGCCTATCGATGGCTCGCCTCGCGTGGCCTGCCGTGCCAGCCCCAGCAACGCCGTTGCAAGCTGCGACTTGCCATTCCTGCCGCGCCCATGCGCGCCAAACCGGGTTCTACCGCTCCGTGCCTAGACATGAGATGACAATCCGGGCTCTGCCGTGGCTCGCCAGCCGGGCCATGCCGAGGCATGCCGAGGCATTGCGAGGGATGCCCAGCCCAGCCTGCCACGCCATTGCGGGGCCTTGCCTTACCGCGCCCAGAGAAACCCCGTCCCGCCTCGCCGGCCTTGCCTCGTTCGGCCTGACCGTGCCCCGCTCCGCCCATGCGTGACACGCCGCGCCGGCCTTGCCTCGCCGAGCGAGGCCGAGCGAGGCCACGCTCGGTCACGCCCCGGCTTGCCGTTGCTCGCCAAGGCCAAGCTGATACCTATCAGATATCAAATTTCGTGCAACACGTCTTGTAAACGCCCGCATTTTGGTATCAGGTTGGCTGGCGCGGTAGCCGGCGCGGTTCGCCAAGCTGCGCAAGTTCACATCTCCTTTGTTGGACCCTCGGGCGGCTTCGGCCGCCTGCTTTTTGGCCCGCAAAACCCCATGGGGGAAAAGGCTTTGAGCGTCGAAAATGTTTCACACTACACACCGGAGTTCCGGCGTCTACGAAACGAGATCATTCGGATGGAGATGACCGACCGTGCGGCGATAGCTTCGATCAGGGCGCGCCGTAAGGAATCGCGCAAGGTGCTTGCATTCCCAGAGTTACGCCGAGCGGCGGCTCGTTTCAAGCGCAAACTGGAGGGGGACGAAACATGATCAGCCAAGATCGCCGGTTTGAGCAAGCGATAGATGACCTAGCTGCTGAACTGGAGCGAGCAACAGAGGCAGAGCTATGGGCCATGGTTGCGCTGATAAAGGCCAAGGCCCGACGCCACGCCATCTCTCGGCAGCGTTTTCTCGCCGCGAGGAGAGCAAGGAAGATAAGAGAGCGCTGCCTGTGACACCGGCAGCCCGCGTCCGGTCATTCTCACCTCAAAACCGGCAAAGAGGCTACGAGCGCGACTCGTAGATTCGGTTGATCTGCTGGGGCCGAAAGTTCGACCTTCAGGGTAAACGAGTGCAAGGCAGCGATTCGATGATATACTCAGTTCGCGGGGTGGAGAAGCCCGGTATCTCGCTAGCCTCATAAGCTGGAGTGTCACAGGTTCGAATCCTGTCCCCGCATCCATCCTTTCGTGCTAAAGCTCTGCCTGTGAAGCGATTTCGCTTCGCTGGTTGCAGGGACGTCACGTTACCGGGATTTGCGCTCCCCTGCCGTGAAAACGGTGGGAGAGCTTGCAATGGTCTATCGGTATGCCATCGATCAGAAATATGCTGCAAAGCGGCATTACGAGGCAAACAAGTCTGAATATCTGAAACGCGCCAAAGCCCACAACAAGGCCGAGCGATTACGCATCAAGGCATTCGTCGCGGAATATCTCTCCAAGCATCCATGCATCGATTGCGGCGAAGCCGATCCTGTCGTGCTTGAGTTCGATCACCGCGACCCAAAGCACAAACGGTTTTGCATCGCGGAGACAGGCAACAAATCATTGCCCAACGTGAAGCGTGAGATCGCCAAATGCGATGTGCGCTGCGCAAACTGCCATCGTCGCCGAACGGCGAGGCAGCACGCTGACGGTGAGTTTCAAGCACCGTCAGCCGTAAGCGCGGAAGTCGAATTGCCGCTATTCGCTTACCGCCGCCTGCCCCTCTTGTGAACGCCCTTGATGGTGCCGGCGTTCATCCTCTGCGCCGACGCCGCACCACCGCGCCCTTGGCGCGGGCCTTGCGCAGCGCTCGCGCGACGGTGGCGCGTTCGCCCATGCCCGGCGATGCGCGCCTGACTTTGCCGAAGGCCCGGTTGATCTTGATGTTCGACTTCGATGTGCGAGGCCGTGGGCCTCTGCCGCGTCTGCGTGCCATAGCCTATCTCCTCTTTCGGTTGCGCTTGCCCACCCGCGAGTGGACGCCCCGGATGGTGCCCTTGTTGGCGCTGGCGTAGAAGACGCGCTTGCCGACCTGTTTGCCGTACTGCTTCTGCATCGCTCGCATGATTTTGTTGCCTTTTTTCGTCTTCGGCATGCCAATCCTCCTGCTTACAATCCTTGCGGCGCTGCCCTCCGCTTAAGGCTCTCGCCCTATGCTCGCGGCACCCAACCTGCGACAAGCAGGTCATCAGCCCACCAATCGGCATCGCGCAGCAGCAGGTCGCTTATCGCCTCACGGTTCTCGTACAAATGTCCTCCGATCCGAAGAATGCTGTCGAGCGTGGCTGGTGATATCTCGGCCGCCGATGCGGCACCGAGCGTCAGCGTGGCGGCCAGCCCATCTGGCATCTCGGCGTCGGCTGCTGGGACGAAATACAGCCCGCTTGCTCGGCCGGGAGCTTGGTTGCCAACGATCTTGAAACTCGACGTGACATCGTTGCCGTCAGCATCCTCGACGGTCATGACGGAAATCGGCTGCAACGGCACCTGAATGCCGAGATCGGTCACGTTGTCGAACTCGTCGGGCGACCATTCTGCCGTGCCCGAAAAAATGGTCAGGCCCGTCTTGCGCTCGTACAGATCGATGGAGCGGGCGAGGATGCTAGTCAGCAGCACATCGTCATCGGTGAAATCGACGCGAACCTGCGCCTTGAACAGCGGCAGCAGTTCGGTCGGCAGCGCGGTAGTATCACGATTGGTGATCCGGTAGCTCATCGCACGGGCCCTTTATCTCGGAGCTGTTTGCTGCGCTTGCGGCTGCGCTTCCACCGCAGTCTTGGCGGTTGCTGACATCGACTCGAAAGCGATCTCGATACAGCGGTCTACAGTCGTCAGCGCCATTTTGTAACGCTCGTTGATCTGCCGCTGCTGCTCGTCGTAGGCCTCCTTGATGATCACACCACCGAAGTAGGTGAAGACCAGAAAGGCCAGATTGACGATGGTGAGGAACAGCAGGCCCGGCTGCGTCCGCATCGCTTCGACGGTTCCGCTTGCAACCTTGCCGGCCTGTTCGACTGCCCCGTTCATGCTCAATGCCCAATCACGCAGTTCACCAAGCTAAGGATCAGGAGGGCGTTGCCGAGTAGCATTAGCGCTATCACTACCCGCATCCGCTCCGTCCCTGAAATACCGCATGATGATCGGCTGCAACATGGCGACGATGTAGCCGATCAGCATACCGAACAGCTCGGCTATCGCCGGCTTGTCGAGATTGGCGAAGCCGAGCATCACGAATGAGACGAGCCCGAAGAAACCGGCGATCATCAGGATGGCGATGAGCGCTCTGGTCTGCTCGCCGGTCATCCGATGGCTTTCCTCACCTCCATGGCGGCCGCCTCTACGATCTTGGCGAAGACGCCGTTGAAGGCGCAGCGCAGCATCTGCCCGTCATCGAGAACCAGCACGAGGTCCATATCCTTGAACTGCGCATCGATGATGATCGGCGCAGCCGCGCCGGGCAGCCCGCGTTCGCCGCGCTGCCCGCGTTTGCCTTCCTCGCCTTGCGGTCCACGGTCACCGGGATCGCCCTTGTCGCCCTTGCGGCCCTTCTGTGCGCACAGCGCCCAATCGGGGCCATCGCCGGGCATGTGCTCGGTGATCACGGTGGCGACCCACAGCGAGCCATCCTTGACCGTCAGATCGCCGCGCACACAGCGCCAGCCCGGTTGCCACAGCCCGAGGAAGTTCATCGAGATGCCGTCCGCGCCGCGCTCGCCGCGCTCGCCCTGAATGCCGGGTGTGCCGGGCAGTCCATCGCGGCCGGGTGCGCCGGGCAGGCCGGGTTCACCCTTTTCGCCAACGTCGCCGCGCTCGCCCTTCTCGCCGGGCAGGCCGGGCGGTCCCTGCTCGCCCTTCTCACCGGGCGTGCCGTCATCACCGCGCTCACCCTTTTCGCCAGTGTCGCCCTTCTCGCCTTTTTGGCCGGGCGTACCGCTCTCGCCTTGGATGCCGGGCGTGCCCTGCTCACCCTTGTCGCCGGTATCGCCCCTCAGTCCTTGCTCTCCGGGCTGTCCGGGCTCGCCTCGTTCTCCCCGTTCGCCGGTTTGGCCGGGCTCTCCCCGTTCGCCTTTTTCGCCGGGCTCTCCCTTCTCGCCGGGCTCGCCACGGTCACCTTTTTCACCGTGCTCGCCGGCCTCCCCCCTTTCCCCGTTCTCGCCGTTCTGGCCCTTCTCGCCCGGCTGGCCGGGGTCGCCTTTTTCACCTTTTTCACCGGGGTCTCCTTTCTCCCCCTTCTCGCCCGGATCGCCTTTGTCGCCTTTCTCGCCGGCATCACCCTTTGCGCCGGGTTCGCCGCGCTCGCCGGGAAGACCATGCTCACCGAGATCGCCCTTCGCGCCATGCTCGCCGTTCTGGCCCGGCTCGCCACGCTCACCCGGATCGCCCTTGTCGCCTTTTTCACCCTTTTCGCCGGGCAGGCCGGGTTGACCGGGCTCACCGGGCTCACCACGTTCACCGTGGTCGCCCTTCTCGCCTCTATCGCCGGGAAGGCCGCGCTCTCCCGAAGCGCCCGGCAGCCCCGGCTCGCCCCTCTCGCCGGGAAGTCCCCGATCGCCGGGCGCTCCGGGTTGCAAGGCATCGACCTTGACGGCGAGCCTCGCGATTTCGTCTTCGGCCCGCAGCCGCAGTTCCGCGCACAGGCCGTCAGCCCGCTTGCGGAAGTCCGCTTCGAACTGCTGCATTACCTCGCGCTGGTCGAGCACGCGCTCGCGGTCGGTGAGCTTCGTATCGGCGGCGAGCTGCACGAGTTCGGCGCGCGCCTGACCGAGCGTTTCGTCAGCGATCCGCGCAAGGTCGGCATCGAGTTTTGCGCGCAGCGTCGCGATCTGCTCCTCGATCTCTTTGCGCTGCTGTCCGATGGCGTGGCCGGTGATCTCCAGCACCTTGGCGTGATTGAGCGGGGCGTTCATAGGCGCATGCCCTCTTTGATGTGGAAGTCGAGCAGGCTCGTCGCCTCCTCCTCGGTCGGCTCCGTCTCGGCCGGCTCCTCCTCGTTTTCACCTTCGCCGCCGCTGCTCCCGGAAGGAGCGGGCGCTTGCGGCGGCGTCGGTGGAGCCGGCTGGACTTCGAAGCCGCCCCAATCGAGAGGCACCTGTTGCTGCTGCACGCGCGGCTCGTCGCCGTTCGGAACCTTCTTCAGGCCCTCGCGCTTGCGTGCCTCGTTCGGTGCGTAGACGCCGCCCTGCACGGCGCGCACGAAGCCATCGATGCGGGCCTTGAAGTCGGGCCGCAGCAGCGCCTCCATGTCGAATTCCGTGTATTCCTTCTGGATGCGCTCGATCTGGAACAACTGGTCATAGGCCAGTTCGACGTGGTTGATGTAGTAGCCGAGGCCTTGCCTGAGCCACATCATGATCAACTGCTCGACGTTGGAGAACGTGGCCCCGGTCATCTCATCGATCAGCGGTAGCGGCACGCCGAACAGCCGCGCGATGTCGGCGGTGGCGAGCTTCATCGATTCGGCGATCTGAAGCTCGGCGGCGTTGAGCGATGCCGATGTCCACTTCAGCCCGGCCGTCAGGATCGGCGTGCCGCCGAGCCCCGCGCCCTTCGAATGCTCCTCCCAGCGCTTCCTGAGTTCGGTGACCTGTTCCTGCGTCAGCGTGTGATCGGTCGAGAGCACGCCGCTGGGGCGGCTCATGTTCTGGTAATAGCGGGCGAAGTGTGCGCCGGCACCCTGAGACATCGCCAGCGGAATGCCGCCGGCCTCCAGCGGCGATTTGCCGTTCATCGGATCGTCGGGATCGGAAGGGCCGCAGAAATGCAGGATATCGCGCGCCGGCACCATCCAGCGTGTACTGGCGATCCATGCCGGGTCGTTCTCGAAGTAAAGCAGCGGGTTGCCGCCAATCGAATAAAACACCTCGCCGAGCATCGAGTTCTCGTCGGACGGCGGCGCGTAGTAGGCGCGGCAGGAGCGCGACTCCATCTGGTGCAGCGAGGCCACCTCATAGCGGTCGTTGCGCAGCGCCAGCGCGTAGGCGTTGCCCTGCCACAGCAGCGCCGTGATCATGTTGGTCATGAACGCCGATTGTGTCTGGTAGGCGTTCGGCTTGAGCAGGATGCGGGAAAGCGCCGACGTGGTGATGTTTTCGACGCCATCATCCGGCATGATCTTGCGGTGGAAGCCGGGAAGCTGCGCGATGGTCCGCGCGTACAACATGATGCAGGCGTAGGCGACCGAGTTCATGCCACCCGGAATGGGGTCGAAACCGAGTTGGCCAAAATTCAGCGGCCACGACGCCGGTATCCAGCCGGAATCAGTCGGAAAGGCGGGCCACGAAGCAGGGCCGGGGTTCGTGCGCCACGGTCCAATGCCCATCAGGCTAGCGACGCGCTGGAGCCATGTCAGTGAACGGCGGGGGTTGGCAACTTCGCTCATTCTGCGCCTTGATATCACATTTGCGACGTTGCTGCCGTTTGTGCTCTACTCTGTTCTGGCATGGCAAGGCTTGGCGGGGCCAGCCTTGACGCGGATGCGCGAGGCCCGGCATGCCAAGGCAACCGAGGGAGGGCGAGGCAACTCGCCTTCCCTCCTTTTCACTTGCGGCCGGCTACTGGCTTCGGCTTCGGCGCTGGCTTCGGCTTCGGAGCTTCCTCTGCCTTTTCCACGGCCGAGGCTGGCTCAGGAGCGGGCGCGGGCTTCAATTCGCGCGTCGGATAGCCGCCGTCACGCTTGCGCGCCGCATACGCCTCTGCGGCCTCGTGCGGGCCGGGCTCGACAGGCCGATACTTTTCGGAGGGGTGGACATCTCCGCCCAGCTTGTTGATGTCTTGCGCCCAGCCTTCGGCCACAGCCTGATTGATCTCGGCCTGCTCCATCGGGATGAACGTTCCCGCGAGCGGCCCGCGAAAGGCCCAAGCAACCGACTGCATGTTATGCCTCCTTCGTGATCGTGCCCGCTGTCAGCGGCGCGCCAAGAGCGGAGAGATCGAGCCCGTCCAACGTAAACGAGTTCGGCGTGCCGCCCGAGAGCGTTGCCGTCATGCCATCGGCAGCCGCATCGCCAGTGCCGGCGACCGTCACAGAATCGCCGTTGGCGAACTTGGCGTAGTCAGTGGCTGACATGGTGACCACGGCCGGGTTGGCGTTGCTCAGATCGATGATGGTGCCGACAACCGGCTCCGGTGCGGGAGGCGTGCCGCCACCGTTGCCGCCTTCTGCCGGTGGCTCGGTCGGCGGCTCGGTCGGCTCTGTCACGGGTGGCTGCTCGATGCCTTCGCTGATGCTGGTCTTGCCGAGATTGATGTTCTCCTGAAAGTTCGCGAGCGAATCTGGCACGTCGCCGTACCAGCCGACGTTCGAGCCTTCCTCCGGCTCCTGAACATCCATGATATCGACGGCCCAGCCATCAGCGATGGCCGTTGCCGCGAGCGCATCGCCAACGAGCAGAACGCGGTCGGCGTAGGCACCGCGCTTGACATAGACATGAGGCATGCTTTCCTCCTTATGCGGTGATGGTCAAATTGAGAGCGGTTCCGTTCACTGTTCCCTGACGCGGGAGCATCGAGAAAGTGCCTTGCCCAAACTCGTCGGGCCGCAGCACTGCCGTCATTTCGGTAGGACTGACGAAGCTTCGCATCAAGAGGATGATGCCGCCGGCAAAGATGTTCGTGGTGTCGGTGAAGTTGGTGCCGGTCAGCGTCAGCGTGACCTCGCCGCCGGCAAGCGATACCGGCGAAGGGCTGATGTCGGTGATCGCAGGCTCGGAGCCGGGCACAGGATCGGGGCCGACGCCGAGCACATCGACGGTAACGGCATTGCTGAGAACGCTTCCCTGAACCGCTTGAACGCTGAGTTGAGAACCATCGGCCGCTGCTGTCGTGAAGGTGGGAATGCGAATTTGCGTCGGTGTCATGAAACCGGTGTCTTGCCCAGCACCGGGGCCGCCCCACGGCTGACCGTCCACCACCAGCTTGGTGCTGTTCGTGAAGTTGGTGCCGGTTGCGGTAAGCGTAGAGCTTTCGGTGTTGAGGATCGGATTCGGGCTGACGGAGGTGATCGTCGGCTCTGAGCCGGGCGCTGGCTCGGGGCCGAACTCGACGCGCAGCACTTGCGTGTTGGAAACGAGATCGCCTTGCCGAACCGCAACCTGCCGGCTGCCATACTGCCAGCCCAAGCCCGGCTCGAACTGTATCCGCATTTCGGTATCGGAAAATATTTCGGGCGTGAAGACGGTTACCCCGCTATCAGTCGCATTGCTGATCTCAACCAGCGCGTCCGGCGTGAAATTGGTGCCGGTGATGGTCAGCCAGAACACCGGAGCCGTCATATTGGTGCTGGTCGGGCTGATCGAGGTGATCATCGGCTGAAGTTCGGGGGCGGGGCTGCCGCCGCACAGCGCCGGCTGCTTCGGCAGCCATTCGTAGTAAGACTGCGGCACGTTCAGCGGCCGGGCCGCCATGAAGCCTTCGACATCGTATGGGTAGGGCTCGTTGGTGAGATCGTGCGCCCAATTATCGGCGATGGCGACTACCGCATCTTCCTCGCACAGCCACAGAATCTTGCCGTTCCACGGCGCGTAGTACATGAGGACGAGAGTGCGCATCAGGCGGCCGCCTCCCCCAGCTTGGCGACGGCTGCGCCGCTGCCGGTTTGCTTCTGCCCAGCCGTGTTGATGTTGACCACGCGCGTGACCCTTTAGCCCGAAGGAGCGACCTTGCGCATCTCGCCAGTGCTGACCGGGCCAGCCCACGCCGAAGCGTCATAGGTGATCTCGAATGTGGTCGCGCCCTTGTTCTGTACGTTCACCCACGTGCCGTCGAGCGATGTACCCGTGCCGGAAAAGATCAGCGCGTTGCCGTCGTTCAACTGGCTCATTGAACCTGCCGGCGCGGTGACGACTGCCGGACTGGCGTTGGAGATCGAGGTGAACGCGATCGGGTTGGAAAGGCCGCCCTGCGTGAGCAGCAGCCATTGCCGATAGGACAGCGGCACGTTCTGGTAGTTCGGATTGATGCCGCTCGAATCCCACGGATACGGCTGATTGGTCAAGTCTTTCGCCCAGCCATCGGTCACTGCCGTAGCTGCCGTGGCATCGGCGAGCCAGAGAACTTGGCCCGCGTAGGGCGAGTACATCATGAGGACCAGTTTCGCCATGGCGGCCTTCCTCCTGAGAAAGGTGGACGGGCGGCCCGAAAGCCGCCCGCGTTATGGCTTACCAAGCGATGGGGTCGATAACGACCATCATGCCCGGCCGGCGCATCGCCCAATCCATACCGAGCAGCATGCGGATACCGATGCTGGCGGTCTGCCACAGCGAACGCACCGGATCGGCCGTGGCGGTGGCGAGAGGCGGAATGCCAGCCGGATCGGACACGATCGGCAGCACCGTAGAGGTGCCGGGCCGCATCGCCTGATCTGCCGGGTAGCCGCCGTCATCCTCGTGGATGGTGGCGACATCCGACACATCGAACTCGGGTGTGTCATCCGTGGACGAAACGAAGTCGCGGGCGCGCACCAGCATGAGCTTGGTGGTCGGCACGTTCGTGCTCTGGATGATCGGGTAGCCTGCAAGGCCACCGGCCGCGATCTGGTCGCGGAACGGCCACGTACCGAGCGGCGTGGTTGCCCACGACGCCTTGAAGGCGTTGGCCGGGTTCATCAGCCAGACGAGGCCATCGGCCGCGTTGGCAGCGATGAACGGCGCGAGCGCGGCGGCTACGTCGGCGGTGATCTTCTCCACCAGCGTGCCGGTCGTTGCGCCAGCAACGGGCGTGATGCCGTTGAGCAGGCCGGCGGGGCGGATCGCATCGCCAGCAACGTTGTCGAGAAGCGCCTGATCGATGGCGTCGGCGGTATCCTCGACAATGCCTTCGCGGATCAGCGATTCGATCTGCGGGGTCGATTGCTGCGCCATCTCACGCGAGTAGGTCGAAATCACCCCCATCTTGTGCGGGATCAGCGTGATGGAGCCGAACGACCCACGGCGAACCGGGATCGGGTTGCCCTCGCCGACGAACGCCCCACGCAGATCGCCCGGCGCATTGCGCGGACGATTGCGGCGCGGGATGCGAATCTGGCCGTTGCGCCCGAACGAGAAGCGGATGCCGCGATCCCGAAGCTGCGCGTAGACCGATACCGGTAGCAGTGCTTCGAGGAAATCAAGGATGGCGGTATCGACCAGTTCGGCGGCCCAGCCGGCGACCGTGGTGACGGCCGGATTGGTGACGGCCTTGAACACGGCATCGATATCGGTGCGCTCGGGATAGGTTTCCTTCGCGATATCGATCAGCGCGCGCCGGGTGACGAACGATTTGAAGTGCACGACGGCCAGCCGCAGCAGGATATCGGCGGGGCGAGCCTTGCTGCCGATCAGGCCACGCTCGAACTGCACGCGGCCGTCGCGATGGATGATGGCCGGGGCATTCGGCGTGAAGTTGGAGCCGTTGGGACGCAGCGCCGGCACGTTGGCGTTGCCGGAAAGCGTGCGTTCTGCCGAGCGAAGCATGTTGAGGCGCTTCTCGATAGCGGCTTTCTCGGTGTCGATCCGCTGGTTCTCGGCTTCCTCCTCGTCGTTCAGTTCCTCGTCAGCCGCGAGCTTCTTTGCAAGCGGCGTCTGCAAGTCCAGCAGGGCGATCAGTTCGTCCTGCGCGGACTGGATTTTTTCAGCGAGTGGCATCTTGGCATGTCCATTCTCGGTGGGGGATCGCCGGGCTTGGCGGAGTGGAACGCATCTGAAGACCTATCGCCGGACTTGGCGGTCAACAGAGCGTGGAAAATCCTTTCACGGCAGTTGCCGGAAATCTGTTTTGCGCCTTTCCGCCAACACCTCATTTTTGAGACGCTGGACTTCATTTTCGAATGGCTGCAATCGCTGTACCTCTCGCTTCAGCCGAGCGTTTTCGTCCAGTACGCGCGAAACTTGGCTGGCTGAGAGTGAGCGCATCACGGTGGCGTCGCCGGGCTTGGCAACCACCATGCTGCGGACTTCCGGGGAGAGGGCGCGGAGCGCGAGTGCGTTGCTGTTCGCCGGGACGGCGACCAAGCTGCACTCCAGCAGCTCCTGCTTCTTGAAGCGGAATGGGCCGAACCACTCGTCCGATTTATCGGAAAGCTTTTCCTTCAGCAGCGGCTTGAAGCCGACGCTGACGGCGCGCAGCACCTTCTGCGCGACCAGAGAACGGATGGCGTCGATGAACGGCGAGGTGCCCGGCTCGGCAAGCTTTAGGTGGCCGAGCAGGCGGCTACCCTCGATTCTGACTTTCTCCCACGTGCCAATCGGCGGCGCGTAGCGGTCGTGACCGTAAAGGGCGATGGGATTCTTCCGGAACTTGTTGAGCTGCCAGCCGGCAGCCTCGATGACATCGCCGACGCGATCCACCGATTCGTCGCTCATGCAGAATTCGAGCGTATCCTGATCGCTATTGGCGAGCAGGCGCTCGATGATTTGAACTTCGTCACCGGTCTGGTTGTCGATGATGAGATCGTTGGCGGCCACTGCCGGGCTCCCCTTGGCACGGAGGTGAGGAGCGGCCATAGACCAAAAAATGTCACATGGGAGTTACGAGCCGGATTTTTTCACGGCTTTTTTCGATAGCGCAGTGCGGCAAACGCTATCGAGCCGGCGATAGGTATCGAAGCTCGGCCGAGATGCCTCGCCGTTGCGGATGCGGTAAAGTGTCTGTCGGGAGAGCCCTGATCGACGCGATATCTCCGTGGTGGACAAGCCGCTTTCGGACAGGCCTGCCAACATCGATGTGAATACATCGCCCATGTGGCTGGAAATACTACGAAATCCGGCTTTTGGAAAGATATAGGACGATAATCCTGAAACGATGCGCTCGCTGGTCCCGATACCGCGTCCGGAAGCCACGCGACAGATACGTGACCGTTCTGCCGTCGCTACGCTGGCGGCGGCTGGAGTCCTCGGGGCGGATGAGATTGAGAGCGCGTGGAAATTCGCCGCGCTCTGGCATCAAATGATCGACCAGCGCAATGCTTACGATCTCGTACTTGGCGTTGATTCGCGCCCGTCAAGCGAGCGTGCGGTTGCGGCGAAACAGCAGCTTGTGAAGATACGACAGGAGGTTGGCGGATACGGGTTCGAACTCCTCGTGCGTGTCTGCGCAGAAGGGTTCAGCCTTCGCGACCTGTTCGTAGGCCGACGCCCACGGGACACGCACGCGGATATGCTGCGATTGCATCTTCGCGAGGTAACGCTGCTTCTCTCGCATCGATAGCGCCTCCAGCCGGGCGAGGATCAATTCGCGCAGGATCGCCGAGCCATTGATCTCGACCATATTGTGCCAAATGACTTCACCATCTCGAATAAGCGATATCCCGTATGTCATGTGATCGGAGCCCGGCTGTTTGCCGTCCGCTCCCCTTGCGAATCGATACATTTTTGCCCCCGCCCTCCCTGCGCCCTGCGCTGCCGCGCCGAGCCGAGCCTCGCAGCATCCCTGCGAGGCCATGCCAGCCTTGGCTTACCATCTCACTTCAGCATAAAATGCAGGAAGGTCGCAATAGCGGGTATCTGAAAATAACCCTTGCCATGCCCGGCCCAGCCCTAGCGCGCCACGGAGCGCCCAGTCATGCGGGGCCAAAGAGATTTAGAGCATTGTATGCCGATAAGTCGCAATAGGCAGCATAAAGCCCGGAACTCCCCTCGCCGCACCCGCCAAATCTATGATTCGGATTGGGAACGGTTGGCGGCCCGGCACCGCCGCCTGTTCCCGCTCTGTGTGGTCAAGGGCTGCCGGAAGAAGGCGCAGCACGTTGACCATATCGTCAGCGTCAGGGAGGCCCCGGAGCGCCGGCTCGATGCGACCAACCTCCAGAGCCTTTGCCACAAGCACCATAACGTCGTTACCAAGGCATATGACGCTGGCTCTATCGCCGGGGCGTGCGATGCTGCCGGGCGTACGCTCGACCCGAATCATCCGTGGGCGCAGGCCGATAACGAGCACGCCATCGCGGCGGTGAACGATGAGCGCCGGCCGCCGAAAGGCTACGCCGGCAGGCTGAAGCGCGATGCGGTGACGGCGCGCGGTCGCATCCCGCACCTCCAGAACGATCAAAACTGAAACTTTCAGATTTGAGCGCTTGACCGCTGCGCGCGCTTGCGCGACATTCTGGTAACGCCCGTTGATTCCGCGCCCGGATCAGCGGGCGTTTCGTTTGCGTCATGGCGAGAAAACGCGACGCAGGCGGAATGATCGACAGCTACGGCTTCGAAAGCCGTCAGCCGACCCCCGATGGCTACGGCAACGACATCTCCGGGCCGTGGGCCGAGCGCTTCATCCAGCAGGCAGAGACGATATTCCTACGCGGCACCGAACAGGTGCTCGCCGACCGGCTGGAAGGCAAGCAGCCGGTGATGCTGCGCATCCGCAACTCGCCGCAGGCGCGCTCGGTGACCACCGACTGGCGCGCGCACGACAAGCGGCGCGACACCTATTTTGCCATCCGCGCGCTGGCGGTGACGCCGGACCGGGCATTCATCGAGGTGCTGGCCGATGCCGGCGTGGCCGCATGAGGTGCGCCGATGCCCTGCTCGGCCTGCGAGGAAGCCCGGCGTCAGTTTCTCTGGTCGGCGCGCAACATGGATTTTGGCGGGATGGCGCGTCAGGTGGCGCGCGCCGCCGCGATCAACGTGGACAAGCTCATAGGGAGTGAGGCGACAATGCGCGTACGGTTCCTGAAGGAATGGGTCGGCAAGCCGAGCCAGAGCATCACGCAGAAGTTCCCGGCAGGCTACGTCGGCGATCTGCCGCAGATCATGGCTGATAAGGCGGTGTTTCTCGGCGTCGCCGAAATTCTCGACCCCGAAGTTTCGCCGCCGCCGAATCCTGCGCCACCCGAAGAACCCGACCCCAACGCACCGAATGGCTAAGTTCACCGCCACTTGGAAGAACCGCGCGGAGATCATCGCCGAGCTTAACCGCGTCTCGCCGAAGGCGGGCAAGGCGCTCGCCGATGCGCAGCTCAAGGTGGCGCAGAACTTGGCGAAGACGATCAAGCCGTATGCGCCGCAGCGTACCGGTACCTACCGCGATTCGATCATCGGCGATTACCTGCGCAACCAGAAAGGCAAGACCAACCTGTTCGGCTCGCAAACCTCGAAGGACCCGAATGCGACCGGGCTGTTCGCCAGCTACCTGTGGCGCTGGCTGGAGTTCGGCACGGTCAAGATGAAGGCGCAGCCGCACATCTTCCCGATTTACCGGGCGCGTCGCAAGAACATGCTGCGGACGCTACGCCGCGCCGTCAACGATGTGCTGGCCGGGAGGAAATAGGGGATGCCCGAATCGCCAGCCCTCGAAATGCAGAAGTGGATTTACGACACGTTGCTCGCCGATGCCGCCACCATGGCGCTGGTCAAGGGCGTCTATGACCGTGTGCCGGAAGGCGCGGAGTTCCCGTACATCTCGTTCGGCCCGGTCGATGAGCAGAACATCTATCCAGTCTGCATCGATTCGGCCGATCTGCGCATACAGTTGGATGTGTGGTCGCGCGAGCCCGGATATCCGGAAATAAAGCGCATCGCGGCGACGGTGCACATCGCGCTCAACGATCAGGATGTCGATCTTCCGGTCAATGCCGCCTGCTACCTCACACATGACCAGACCACATACATGCGCGATCCCGATGGTCTGACGAGCCATGCGGTCATTCAACTGGATGCTTTCGTCGAGCGTAGGCCATAAGGAGGGCCAACACCATGGCACAGCCGACCACCGCAAGGTTTGGCAAATTCAGAGTTCTTCTCGGAACACCGACCGGTACCGACCCGTCAGCGGTTCCGATCACCACACTGTCAAACGCCAACCCGGCCGTTGCCACGGTCGGTGCTGGTGATATCGCCAAATTCCAGAACGGCATGAGCGTCATGATCGCCGGCCTCACCGGGGATATGGCGACTGCCAACGGCTCGCACACCATTGGCAGCGTCGGCACTCCGGCGAACACCTTCACGCTGGTGGGCGTCGATCTTTCCGGTGCCGCCGCGCCGCAGACCACCGGCACGGCCGATCCGCCGCAGCTCGTCACCTACGCCGCGCCCTGCGGCTTCACCACGAAATCGTTCATCCTCACCAAGAACCTGCAAGAGATCAACATTCCGGACTGCGACGATCCCGATCAGGTTGCGTGGGTGGGCCGCGATGCGCAGAGCCTCACCGCGCAGATCACCGGCGAGGGCGTGGCGGCGGCCGAATCGGTGCCGACATGGAACGATGCCTTCCAGAGCGAAAGCTCGATTCCGGCGCGCGTCGAGATCGAGTTCTCCACCGGCATGCTCGTCTACGAGGGCTACTTCCAAGTCGAGTCGCTGACCTTCGGTGCCGAGCAGGGCGGCCGTGTCACCCTCAACGTCTCGATGCAGTCTGACGGCATCATCGTGGATTCGTGGGTTCCGACGCCGTGATGAAAATGGCCGGGCACGAGAGCCCGGCCAATTGCAGAAGAGGCCGAACCTTCCGTGGGTGGGGGGGGACACAGAAGGCTAGGTGCGTGCAGGATAGGAGTTTCTATGCGCGACGCCAAGATCGATTTGGATTTCGCGGACGGCCATTATGATTTCAAGCTCGGCTGGAAGGAGCTGATCTCGCTTCAGGAGCGGCTGGAGATGGGTCCGTACATGATCCAGAAGCGGCTGCTGCTCGGCGAATGGCGGATTCAGGACTTGGCCGAGGTGATCCGCTGGGGCCTGATCGGTGGCGGCCTGACAGCGCCAGAGGCGACCAAGCTCGTGCGGCTCTACGTGGAGCGGCAGCCGCCGATGAGCGCGCCGCCCGGCGAGATCGAGAAAAGCAGCCTTGGCGTCGCCTCCGCCGTCATCGCCGCCGCGCTGATCGGCGCACCGGAGGAGAACGCCAAGTTGGGGGAAGCTGGAAGGGGCGAGGCAAAGCGGAGCGATTCGATGATCTCCCCGACGGCCGATGGCGCTTCGCCTCTTTCTTCGGCCTCGCAACCGTCATCGGAATCCAGCCCAGCGAGTTCCTGAACATGAGCGTGTGGCAGTTCTTCGCCTGTGTCGATGGCTGGATGAAAGCCAACAGCGCCGAGGAAGGGCTCTCCAAGCAGGAACAGGACGATATCTGGAACTGGCTACAGGAACAGCCGCAAGAGGTTAAGAGCTTCGGGATACGCTGATGGCGACCGTACAAGAGCAGATGGTGCTCCAGATCAGCGCCGACCTTACCAACGTGAAGCGTGCCATCGTCGGCTTCGGCGGCGTGCTGAAGCAGATGGACAGCCAAGTAACGACCATCTTCAACCACCTCGGAGTCGAAGCCGACAACGCCGCCAACAAGATGGTCAGCTCGGCCAAAAGGGCGCGCACCGGAATGGCGCGCGAGCACCGGGCGGCGGCCAACGAAGCGATAGCCGAGCAGCAGCGGGTGTCGGCCTACGCGCAGGCCAACGCCCGCAACCTGACATTCCAGATCAACGATGTCCTCTCGGCGCTCGCCACCGGTCAGGGCATACGCGGCGTCGCCCAGCAATTCGGCCAGATATCGCAGGCCTTCGCGGGCACGCCGATCCGGCAAACGCTGCTCGGCCTGCTTTCGACCGGCAACCTGCTCACCATCGCGCTCACTGCTGCCGGTGCCGCTGCGGCGTACTTCTTCACCGAAAGCAGCAAGGGTGCGGCGGAACTGGACAAGGGCCTGAACGATATCATCAATAAGTTCGGCGATCTCGCGCCGGCCGCCAAGAATGCCCTTCAGGAATTCACCTACAATCGCTCGCTCGCCCAGAACATCAAGGACATCGAGACAGAAATCGAAAACCTGAAGAAGGAATCGCTGGAAGCGGTCTCCGGCGCTCAGATCGGCGGCATCGATATCTCCAGCCTCGAACTGACATCCGACGAGCAGTACAAAGTGCTTGGCCTCTGGTGGGACATTCGTGACGCCATCGAGCACAACCAGCCGGCGCTGAAGGAGACGGCCGAACTGCTCCAGTTTCTCGGCACCGTGCAGAGTTCCAATACCGATGAGACCAAGACGTTCGCCACCGAGGTCGCCAAGCTGGTGCCGAAGTTCAAGCTGTGGTGGCAGATGGCGCAAAACCTGCGCGTCGTCCAGCAGCAGGTTGCCGACTCCAACTACAAGTCGGTGGAGGCGATGAAGGCCTTCGACAAGGCCATGGAGGAATTGAACAACGTCGGCAATCCGGCGCTGACGGAAACGGACAAGATCGCGCGTTCGCTCGCCGATGCGCTCGCCAACGCGGCCGGCAATGCCGGCAAGCTGATCGATGCATTCGCCGCTGCCGCCGATGCATCGCAGCGAGTCGGCACCGAAGGCCTGCGCGATATGGGCAGTGCGCTGGTCGGCAATCTGGACGATTACAGCCGGGCCGTGGCCGACTTCGAAACCGGTGGCCGCAACATCAAGAACATCGCCGGAATCTCGACTGCGCAGGGGCCGTGGCAACTGCTCAATCAGGCGTTTGTCGATGCATGGCGGCGCATCGATCCGCAACTGCGGTCCGCTTCCGACGCCTTCATCCTGAAGCAGCGCGGCAACATCGAAGCCGAACAGCGGGCGTTCGATGAGTTCACTGCGGAGAACAGGCGATATCTGGCGGCGCATGGGCATACGATCAGCGAGGCCAACCTGTTCCTGTCTCACCTGTTCGGCACTGGCGGATTCGAGCGAATCATGCGCCAGCCAGCCGGTGCACGCGCCGAGGATTTCCTGTCGCCGGCCGAGCTTCGCGGCCAGCCGTGGGCGCGCGGCAAGACCGCTGGCGAGATTCAGGATTGGGCAGGAGCAGAAGTCAGGCGGCGTGCCGCCAAGACCCGCGGTCAGGATGCTCGTGATGCCGTCGAGGCCGATAAGGAAGATCTCGATATCCAAGGCAAGATCACCGACGCTTACGATGAGCAGGCGGCGAAGGAGGCCGAGCGGCTGAAGTTCGCCGAGCTTCGCCGCGACCTCGAAAAACGGGCGGCCGAGGAACATCGTGCCGTTACCGAGGAAGAACTCGCCAATGCGCGCGAGACGGCCAAGCTCGCTGGCGAGGCGGCTGGCCGCGAGGCCGGCGCGAAGAAGGCCGAGACGTTCGAGGGCCGCCTGAAAGGCCTTCAGGACGAAAACGAGCTGCTTCGCCAGCAGGCCGAGCAACTCGGCTATACAAGCGAAGCGCTGGCGGCCCTGCTTTCCGAGCAGGAGCGCAAGGCGGCGCTGGACGAGGCCGAGAACGAAACGCTGAAGATCAAGCAGGATTTGAAGCGCAACGATATCACCCTCACCGATGCACAGACCGAGGCGCTGCGTACGCAGCAACAGACCATCGCTCTCTCCAAAGCCGGGTTGGACAAGCTCAAGGATTCCAACAAGGAAAATGCCAAGAGCATGGAGGAGTTCAACAAGCAGATCGCCAACATCGCCAAGGGCGCGGTCTCCGGGTTCATCAACGATCTCAGAAACGGCGTCTCGGCCGGCGATGCCTTCCGCAACATGCTCGACCGCGTCATCGACGGCCTCATCGACATGACGCTCAACGCGATCTTCGCTGGCGACGCGGTGAAGGGCATCGGCGGCGCGGCTGGCGGTGGCGGCGGTGGGCTTGGCGGCATTCTCGGCGCGATCTTCGGCATAGGCGCGGAGAAGGGCGCTATCGCTGGCGAGAGCGGCGAGCCCATCCTGATCCCGGCGAAGAGGCTGAAGCACGCCCGGCATTTCCAGTCCGGCGGATGGGCCGGCGGCATTCCGGCGGTCTTGCATCCGGGCGAGTTGGTGATTCCGCGCGCCGTGATGATGGCGGCCGGACGCGGCGGCGGCGCGATGCAGGACAATTCGAGCGTCAGCATGGGTGACGTGAACATCGATATGTCGCGCAGCGGCTACGTGGCGGCCGATAACGATAGCGCCAAGCAGTTCGGCATTCAGGTGCAGAAGATCGTGCAGGTCGAGCTGGTCAGGGAAAGCCGGCCCGGCGGGCTGCTGCGGAAGGTGCCAGCATGAGCCGGCCTCGCCAAGCCAATATTGGACCAGCCCATCCACGCGGAGGATCGCCTCGCCTGCCGCGCCCTGCCTCTCCGGGGCCAGCAATGACTCGCCCCGCCGTCACTTGTCCGCGCCGTGCCAGCCTCGCCCAGCGAAGCCCTGCCTCACCGAGCCTTGCCGCACCGTGCGCCGTCCTGCCACGCCCAGTTCAGGCGCGCCGGCCTTGCCTGTCCAAGCCAGTCAACGCATTGCCACGCCACACGCGGCCTTGCCAGAGGTCGCCCCTGCACGCCTCGCCGGCTCATGCAAAGCGAAGCCATGCCTCTCCGCGCTTCGCCTTGGCAGGCCGGGCCTTGCGGTGCGTTGCCGTGCCGGCCGCGCCGAGCCGTGTGCGATATCAGGTAAGCACGAATCGCCAAGCAGTCGCAAGGAGATATCGCCATGGCGTTTGATGGCTCCGATGAGTGCTGGATTCCGCGCGTTCCCATCGCGCAGCAGAAGGACCTACGGCTGCGCATCGCCAAGTTCGGCGACGGCTACCAGCAGCGCATTCTGGACGGCATCAACGCGCTCAACGTCACTTTCCATCTCGTGTGGGACCAGCGGCCGAATCAGGAATTGCTGGCGATGGACGCCTACCTCGCCGCGCAGAAGGGCGCGGCCTTCGTCTTCCAGCATCCGATGAACAAGGTCGAGTACAACGTGTTCTGCGATAGCTGGAACGTCACGTGGGATATCCACCGGCCGAATCGCAAGTTCGGCCAGCCCAGCTTTTACGGCACGCTGGAAGCCGATTTCGTCGTCGCCTACGGCGTCACCGTGGGGGCGCTGCCGTGACCGTTCAAAGCGATGTCCTGACGCTCGGCACCAAGGCGCTGGTCGAGATGTTCGTGTTCGATCCATCGAACCTCAATCCGGCGTGGTCGGTCAACATCATGCGCTGGCATCCCGGCACAACTGTCGGCAATGCCGATATCCAATGGCAGGGCGTCATCTACAACCAGTTCCCGGTGGAGACGGAAGGTTTCGAACAGAACGCATCCGGCAAGCTGCCGCGTCCGAAGATGCGGGTTTCCAACATCGGCGGCGTGATGGGGCAGGTCCTGCGCTCCATGGATGGTGCGCTCGGCGCGAAAGTCACCCGCAAGCGGACCTTCGGCAAGTACCTCGATGCCGTCAACTTCGTCGGCGGCAACCCGAACGCCGATCCCAACACCTACTTTCCCGACGAGACGTTCTTTCTGGCACGCAAGGCGGTCGAGAACCCGGTGTTCGTGGAGTACGATCTCGCCGTCGCCTTCGATGTCATGGGCGTCAAGCTGCCGCGCCGTCAGGTGATCGCCGCCACGTGCCAGTGGGTCTACCGCGACTCCGAAACCTGCACCTATGCCGGGGCCGCCGTGCTCAACGATCCGGTGTTCCCCGGCGTGGACAAGTGCGGCAAGCAGCTAACGTCATGCCGGCTGCGCTTCGGCCAATTCGGCAACCTGCCGCATTCCGGTTTTCCGGCATCGCTGTTGGCAAAGGCAACGTGAATGACGCCAACCGGTATGCAGATCGCCGCCGCGCTCGAACATGCCAGCCAGTGCCTGCCGCGCGAGGCCTGTGGCGTCTTCGCCGATGACCGCTATCTGTCGATGCGCAACGCTGCCGAGGGCGAGCACCGGTTCGTGCTCGATATGCGCGAGTTCCATCTCGTGCAAAAAATGCACAAGATCGATGCGATCGTGCACAGCCATGTCGGCCTGCTGCCGCTCGCCAGCGAGGCCGATCACGTTTCCTGCGCGCGCATCGGCCTGCCATTCGTCATCATCTCGCACCCGGCCGGCAACTGGACCGTGATCGAGCCGGCGCGCTCGCCGCTGGTCGGCCGCCTGTGGAAGTGGCCCGAGCATGACTGCTTCGCGCTGATCCGCGATGGGCTCTACCAGTACGGCGGCATCGTGATTCCCGACTACCAGCGCGATCAGGTGTTCTGGAAGAACGATGATGATCTCGTCGGCAAGGCGATTCCCGGCTCCGGTTTTGTCGTGCTGCCGTCAGGAAGCCAACCGCAGCACCTCGATGTGCTCGGCTTCCGCGTCAGGTCGCACGTCGTCAACCATCTCGGCCTGTTCCTCGCGCCGGACAGCCTGCTGCACCAGTACGAGGGGCAGCTTTCGTTTCGCGAGCCGTACTCGCCGCTCGCCGCAGCCGCCAAGCTGCATCTTCGCCATGAGCGGTTCATGGAGATGCCGGCATGATGGACGTGTACCTGCACGGCCCGCTCGGCGAGCGCTTCGGCGAGAAGCACCGCTTCGATGTACGCACGCCGATGCAGGCGGTGTCGGCGCTCGATGCCAACTATCCCGGCTTCGCGGCGGCGTTCGCGGCCACTGAACGCTGGCAGGTTGTCGTTGACGCGCCAATCGAGGATGGCGGCGAGATCAGGCACGGCTACATCTCGGCCATCGGCCCGGCCTCGAAGGAAATCCACCTCTACCCGCTGGTCGAGGGTGAGGGCGCGCTGCTCGGCGCGCTGCTCGTCAGCGTCTTTCCGGGGCTCGGCTTCACCATTCCGATTCTCGGCGTCAGCGCGGCGACGCTGCTCGGCGGCCTGCTGTTCGCCGGCATCGCCATCGGCCTCTCCTACCTGCTGCGGCCGAAGAAACCGACGGAACCAGACGCGGCTGACAAGCGCGAGAACAACTACGCCTTCTCCGGGCCGGCGAATGTCGTCCAGCAAGGCATCGCGCTGCCGCTGATCTACGGCCGCTGCATGGTCGGCTCGGTGGTCATCTCGGCCGGCATCAGCACGATCAATCCGGTGGTTGACACTACCGGCTCCGGGCATGGCAACGAGGTCAAGGATAACCTCGCATCCATTCAGACGGCGGCGATCATCGATCTTCTCAGCGAAGGCCCGATCAGCGGCGTCGTCAACGGCGGCTTCGGCATATACCTCGATGGCGTGCCGGTGATCTCGCCTGACGGCACGCTCAACTTCTCCAACCTCAATGCGCAGTTCCGCATCGGCAGCAAGAACCAGACCCGCGCCACCGGCTTTGCGTTTGACGAAACCGATTTCGATGTCGGCGTGAAGCTCGAATACGGCAGCAATGAGGTGCGTGTCGTCACCAATCCGGAAGTTGATCAGGTCCGCTTCACATTCCAGATACCGCAATTGCAGGAGGTGCACAAAGAGAGCGGTGTTGTCGATGGCGCGACCATCCTGTTCCGCATCGGCGCGTACTATGGCGGCAATCTCTACGCCAACTACGATATCTCGATATCAGGCAAGACAGGTTCGGCGTACTACTGGAGCCGCATCGTCGTATTGCCCGACAGCATGCGCGCCGCGCCGTGGGAATTCCGGGTGACGCGGCTCGCGCCGTCGCCAACCGGTGGCGATACGGTTGTCACCGACGATATCTATTGGTCGGCCTACACCGAGATGATCGACTCGCGTGTGTTCTACCAGTGGTCAGCCTATGTCGCGCTGCACTTCGATGCGCACGATTTCAGTACGATCCCGCAGCGCGTCTATGACGTGAAGGGCCTGCTGATCCTCATCCCCAGCAACTACGATCCCGACACCGGAGCCTACACCGGCGTGTGGGATGGCACCTTCGTGCGGGCGTGGAGCGACAACCCGGCATGGGTGCTCTACGACCTGATCGTCAACAACCGCTACGGGCTCGGCAAATTCATCTCGGCCGCGCAGATCGACAAGTTCACCTTCTACAAGGCGGGCGTGTGGTGCGACCAGAAGGTCGCCGGCAAGAACAACACGCAGGAGCGGCGCTATACCTGCAACGCCAACATCACCTCGCAGGAGGAGGCGTTCGATCTGCTCAACCAGCTTGCCGCCGTCTTCCGTGGCTTCATGTACTGGAACGGCACGCAGATGATCGCGGTGGCCGATCAGCCGGAAGACCCCACCGCGCAATACACCAACGCCAACGTCATCGACGGCACATTCACCTACACCGGCCCCGACATCCGCGCGATCAACAACCAGATCACCGTTGGCTGGCACGATCGCGACAGCCTTGGCGAAGGCCGCATCGCCATTGTCGAGGATACCGATTCGATCTCGCGGCTCGGCATTCAGGTGCAGGATGTTCCGGGGCTCGGCATCGGCCGCGAGAGCCAAGCCGTCCGCATCGGCAAGTGGGAGCTTTACACGCAGCAGTACGAGGGCGAGACGATCCAGTTCGCTGCCGGAATGTCGGCCGGCTACGGGCTGCGGCCGGGCGCGATCTTTCAGGTGATGGATGCCAACATTGCCGGCAAGCGGCGCGGCGGCCGGATCAAGAGCACCACCGGCAACGTGCGTGTCTACTTCGATTCACCGGTCAATCTCTCCGGCGGCGTGCTGCCGTGGTATCTCACGTGCACGGTATCGATTCCCGACATAAATTATCCGGGCAGCGTTGGCGGCAACATATTGCAGACCCGTCAGGTTTCGCTGCTCGATACGGCCGGCACGTGGGCCGAGGTGGCGTCACCATTCGGCGCTGCACCGCCCGCCGATTCGGTGTTCGTGCTCTCCACGTCATCGCTCGAATATACGCTGTGGCGGGCGATCACCGTCAAGCAGACCGATGCCGACCGCTACGATGTGGAGGGCGTTCGCCACTATCCGCAGAAGTGGGATTACGTCGAGAAGAACAAGGCGTTCAGCGAACCCGATATTTCCGATATCACGGTGATGCCGCCGCCAGTCGTCAACCTGCGCTTCGTTGAAAGCATCGTCCAGCTTTCCTCGATCTCGCTCGGCGTGGTGGGTACGCTTTCGTGGACATCGGCAGCGCCGCGCTACGAGGTTGTCTACCGCAAGCCGCCCGGCAACTGGACTCGAATCAACACGCAGGCTCACCAGCTTGTCGATATCGCTGTCTCCGCCGGCAATTGGGTGTTCGAGGTGACGCCGATCGGCCCGACCGGCAAGCGCGGAGCCAAGTCAACGCTGAACGTCACCGTGATTGGCCTGTCCGCGCCGCCGTCAGCGCCGGTCGGTTTCCGCGTCAATGTGGTCAGCAACGTCTCGATGTTCCATTGGGAAGCCGCCCCCGAGCTGGATGTGATCGTCGGCGGCCATTACGAGTTGCGCTGGAACAAGGCGACAACCGGGGTTTCGTGGAACCAAGGCCAGCGTGTCATCCCGGCGATCCCCGGCTCGGCGACCAGCGTCGAGGCCGGCTATCGTTCCGGCACGTGGATGCTGCGCACGTTCGATATCGAGAACAGGCCATCGAACGATTGGGCTACCATCATCTCGCTGACGCCGGACAGCGGCTTCACGCAATGGGCGCGCATCTGCGAGAACCCGCAGTGGGCGGGCACGCACGACAACACCACGGTGAAGCAGCCGCAGAACTGGCTAACCATTGCCAGCGCGGGCGGCGGCTGGTGGGACGATCAGGCACCGATGATCGATACGTGGGTGCCGCCCGCCGTCGATACCCTGCCCATCGGATCGAGCGGCGAGAAGCCGCCGCGCGGCTGGTACGAATTCAAGAACGGCTTCGATGCCGGCGGCATCTTCACGATCCGGCTGACCCCCGACATTCTGGCGTTCCCCTACGCCGATCCCGACGATTTCTTCGATTCCCGCGAGACCCGGATCGATACGTGGGACAACTTCGATGACACGGCCGGCGATCTCAACGGCACGGTGACGCTCTACATGCGTACCACCGAGCAAGACCCTTCGGCGGCCGGTGCTGAATGGACCGACTGGCGCTTGTTCGCGGCGGGCGAAACCACGGCGCGCGGCTTCCAGTTCGCGCTGTTGCTTGAGGCCCCGCTCGGCCAGAACATCGGCGTCGAAACCGCCTGCATCATCGGCGATTTCCGGGCGAAGTTCGATCACGGTGAAGACGTGCCGTATCTCGGCGTCGACAAGGTGGTGAATTTCAACATCAAGTTCTTCAACGCGCCGTCAGTGGTGATCACCGTGCAGGATGGCCTCGCCACGGATTACATCACCATCGTCTCGAAAACCAACACGCGATTCACCCTGCGCATCAACAATCCGCCCGGTACGCAGGTTTCGCCACGCACCTTCGACTGGCACGCGCAGGGATACTGATATCAGGAGAGATCGATGTCGCAGCATGACATGATCGTGGACAACAACAACGGTGCAGGCTTCCGCGCCGACATGAACCTCGCGTTGCAGGCGCTCGCCTCGAACTCGGCTGGCGCTACCGAGCCGGCGACAAAGTATCCGTGGCAATTCTGGATGGATACCTCGTCCGGCATCCTCAAGCAGCGCAATGGCGGCAACACCCTCTGGAACAACTTCGTGCCGCCCGGCGCGCTGCCGATCACGGGCGGCACACTGACCGGCAACCTGACCATCGATCAGGCATCGGCGGCCAATGCCTCGCTCATTCTGGACAAGCCGGTCGGCAGCTTCGCCAACGTCTTTCAGGGGCGCGTCGATGGCCTCACGCGCTGGCAGATGCTGATGGGCAACTCAGGCGCTGAAAGCGGCGGCAACGCCGGCAGCGATTGGGTGCTCTCCCGCTTCAGCGATGCCGGTTCGTCCATCGATAGTCCGATCACGATCTCGCGCGCGACCGGCGTTGTGGCGTTCTCGCAAATGCCATCGGTGGGGGGTGCCGCGCTGCCGACCGGCCAGATGGTACGCAGGACCTACACCAACGGCACATTCACATGGAACAAGCCGGCCGGGCTCAAATTCCTCGACATCGAGTTATGGGGAGCCGGCGGCGGCGGCGGCGGTGCGGGCGCTACCGGTGCCTCGCAAGGCAGCGCTGGCGGCGGCGGCGCTGCTGGCGGCTACGCCCGCAGGCTGATGGACCAAGCCCTTCTCAGCGCGGCGCATACGGTCACCGTCCCCGCTGGCGGGGCGGGCTCTGCCGGGGCCAACGGTGCGACTCCCGGCACTGCGAGCTTTGGCGCTCACCTGACCTGCACTGGCGGCAATGGCGGCAATGCCGGCCCGGCAACGAGCGTCGCCGGCACCAATGCGCAAGGCACTGTTGGTGGCTCAGGAGCCAACGGAGACATCAACGCCAGAGGAGCGGCCGGTGCCAACGGCACGGCCATTCCCTTCGCGCTCGCCACCTCATGGAGCGGACGCGGCGGCGATACGGCGCTTGGCGGCGGCGGCCGGACGCTCGCCGGCAGCGCTGATGGCGAAAACGCGGTCGGCTTCGGCTCGGGCGGTGGCGGGGCCTGCAACGGCCAAAATCAAACAGCCAAGAGTGGCGGTACCGGCGGCAACGCCTTCTGTGTCGTAACGGAGTATTACTGATGCCTTTGCAGGATTACGCACTCGTCCACCACGAGAAGCAGTTCGTGGCGAACATCGTCTTTTGGGATGGCACCGATGCCGAGCAGCGGCCACCGGCCGGCTACGACATGGTGCCGCTGGAAGGGAAGTTCTGCGGTGTCGGCTTCCTCTACGAGGGCGGCGAGTTCAAGCCGCCGCCGCCGATGGAACCCGGCAGCAACTACGATCAGCCGGCCGCGCCGCAGGCGTGACGGCGAGCCAGAGGGGAGAGCGCGATGTCCCAACATGACATGATTGTCGATAACGCCACCGGGCTGGCGGTGCGGCAAGATATCAACGCCGCCTTGCAGGCGCTCGTCACGCTCTCCTCCGGGCCAATCGAGCCTGCCGTGAAGTATCCGGGGCAGCTCTGGCTCAACACATCGAGCGGCGTCCTGATGCAGCGCAATCAGGGCAACACCACGTGGGCGGCGTTCACGGTTGCCGGCAATGCACCGATCGCCTCACCGGCCTTCACCGGCAATCCGACAGCCCCCACTCCGCCAGCCGGCGACAACGATACCTCGCTCGCCACCACGGCGTTCGTCAACACGGCCATCGCCGGCCTCGCGCCGCTCGCCTCGCCGCTGTTTACCGGCGATCCGCGCGCGCCGACGCCGGCCACCGCCGACAACGATACCAGCATCGCCACGACCGCCTTCGTCAAGGCGCAGGGTTACATGGGCGGCGGTGACGTGCCGACCAACGGCCGCATGTATGCGCGCAGCGACGGTTCATGGGCGCTGATGGCGGCCTCCGGGTTCCGGGCGGTGGAGCGCAACTACGGCAGCAACAATACGTGGACGAAGCCAACCGCTGCCGAATTCTGGGGCATCATGCTCGAAATACAGGGCGCGGGCGGCGCGGGCGGCGGCGCGACGGCGACCGGCACTGGCGGCTGTTCTGCCGGCGGTGGCGGCGGCAGCGGCGGCTACATGAGGCAGATGATCGCGGCGGCGGCCCTGCCGGCCAGCGCCAACATCGTGATCGGCGCGGGCGGCAATGCCGTCAACGGTGCTGCCGGTGGTTCCGGCGGCAATACGTCGTTTGGCACATGGCTGTGCACGGGCGGCGGCGGCGGCCTGACGCAGCTCGCCAACAGCAACGCGCCGACAGCCGCTTATGGCGGCGCTGGCGGATCGCCATCCGGCTTCTCGCTTGCGCCGCAGAGCGGTCACAACGGCTTTTTCGGGGTCACCGCGCCGTTCAACAGCATCGGCGCATCGCAGGGCGGCGGCGGTGCCGACTCGCTCTATGGCGCTGGCGGCTACACGATCTATACGGCCGGCGCGGCGGGCAGCGCGGCTGGCGGTTACGGCTCGGGCGGCGGCGGTGCCTGCAACGGCGTCAGTCAGTCGCAGCGGTCAGGGGCTGACGGGCGTCAGGGCCTCGTCCGCGTCTGGGAGTATTTCGGTCCGTACTAAGGAGGAACGCAAAATGCCTCGCTACGCGATGGTCAATGATGAGAAGCAGTTCGTCGCCAACGTCATCCTGTGGAGCGGCAACGAGGCGGACTGGATACCGCCTGCCGGCCACACGATGATGCTCGTGGATGACGTGCCGTGCGCCCCCGGCTGGACCGTGGAGAGCGGCAACTTCATCGCGCCGCCATCCGGCGAGGTGCCGGTGCCGGCCGAGCCGCAGGCTGCCGAGCCGCAGGGCTCGGAGTTCACCGGAACCCCACCTAGCTGAGAGGAGAAACCGACATGAGCATTGCCGCGCTGATCAATCTGCTGATCTACCTGCTGGTCCTCGGTATCGTGCTCGCCATCGTGTTTTGGGCGCTGGCGCAAATCCCGGTGCCCGAGCCGTTCAACCGGATCATTCGCGTCGTCGCCGTCGTGATCGTGGCGTTGATCGTGATTTTGCTGCTGCTCCAGATTGCCGGGGTGCCGCTGACGGTAGCCCCGGTCACGGCACGATAACGCAGCGTAACAGCGCGTGAGTTCAACCGCGCGCAACCATATTGCAACCTGTGGGCGTTGCCATTGCCGGGCCTACAGCGGGCCTCACAGGCGCGCGGCAAGCCTTGGCCGCTCTCCCCTACCGGGCAGGTGCCCCGCGCTCGCCCTGCCCCGCCCCGCCTGCCGGGAATCCGGCATCGCCCCATAAAGAAAAGGGGGGCCCGGAAGCCCCCTCTTAAACTGTTTAAACCTGCCTTAAACTGTTTAAAAGCCGGTATCGATGATTGCCTCATCGGCCGCCTTCAGCTTGGCGACGCGCGCCTCGGTTCCGGGCTGCTGGCGCAGCGCCGAGATCGTATCGCACACGCAGTCATGGCACAGTTGCGATTCATCGGCTGGTCCGAATTCCTCGTAGCCGCCCCAGCCGGCAATTACCGCCGCCGCTTCGTCATCCTCGCACAGCGCAGCGAGGTTCGCTGCGAGCGAGGCATAATCACCGAGCAGTTCGGCATACGGGCTCGCTTCGTATCGACGCTTCGGTGTGCGATAGTTGCTCTCGCCCTCCAACTCATCCATCAGCGTCTTGTTGATCGCCCGCAGCCGCTCGTGGCGCATGCCGGGCAGGCTCAACTGAAGCGCGATGGCGTCATGGGCGATGCGTATTTCGTCATAGCGATCGAGCACCGGGTGCCGGCCCATCGCGTCGATCAGCCCGCGCAGATCGGCATCGGCCATATCGGCGATGCGCTCGCCGAACTTGAGGTAGGCAGCGACTACTTCCTGATAGGTCATTTCACGTTCTCCTTTTTTGCAGGCTTTCGTAGGTTTCAACCATCTGGTTGACGATTGGCCGCCGCCGATACGGCGCGGTATCCGGACCGTTTTTCCAGTAGCGGTTCTCTGGCTGATCGAGCCATTGCAGACGCAGCACGTGGCCCGCGCCGCTCACCGCCCGGAAGGCGGCAAGCGAGTGGTGATCGATATCCTGCACCGAGACCGGCCGCTCGCCCGGATCGAGCGGCGCGGCGAACATGCCGGGCAGCTCCTTCCAGTAGACGCGCTTGGCCTGAAACAGCGTGGTATCGATCAGCCAGCCGGCCGCTGGCAGCACGCACACCATGTGCCCCCACCAGCCGCCCTTCGAGCGGTCCTTGCCCATCTTGAAATCGGGCTGGCCGATGGCGAGCGAGTGCAGTTGCTCCTTGCCATCGAGCGTATCGGCGCGGATGACGAAGCAGCAGGGCCGCACCTCGGCGTCCTTGAAGCCGATGCGGATCATGAAATCGCGCACCGTCAGCGAGCACAGGATGCACGATTTCAGCGAGATGTTCTCCTTGAAGGACGCCACCTCGGCGAAGCGCTCGTGCATCTCGGTGGCGATCACGAACAACGCCGCCCCCAACGAAGGGGGCGGCGCGCCGTGGACGTGCAAATCTGCAAGGCTCACTTCTTCTTGCCCTTCGCCTTCGCCGCCACCTTGGCGAGCGCCTTGCCATTCTCGGCCGGCTTCGGCGCGGCGTCAGCCTTTTCCGGCGCGGCCGGCTTAACGTCAGCCTTCGCCGGTTCCGGCTTCGGCTCTGGCGCGGTGATCTTGATGACCAAGCCGACCAGTTCCTTCAGCCGATCCTCGCGGGTTTGCATTTTCTTTTCCGAGAACGAGGCCTCGACCAGATGCGTCATCGCTTCCATGGTTAGCTGGAACAGGCCGCCGCCCACCTCATCGCGCACATCGAAGGCGAGGTTGAGCAACTGCTCGAAAGTCTTCGGCTCAAGCAGCTTCTTCGAAGGATCGAGCTTCACCAGTTGCCCGGCCTTCACGGCGGCCTGCGCCAGAGTCGGCACCGGCGTATAGCCGCCCTTCGGATCGACCGGCCGCAACGGCACGACGTTGCTGCCGCCGTTGCTGCCGCCGTTGCTTGCCGGAGGCGTGGCTGCCGGGGCCGTGACCTTTTCGCCGCGTTCCTTGCGCACCAGTTCGGCGATGATGCGCTCGCCCTTCACCTTGTCACCGCGCTGCTCGACCGTCATCGCCGCGAACACGCGCGCGGCCAACGGCAACTGCTCATCGAACGGCACCGGGTTGGCACCGGTCACCGCGTTGCGAAAGGCGTTGCCATGGTTGGGGAACTTGAACTGGTTGACACAGTCGGCATTGAACTTCACCAGCGCCGGGCCGGCAGGCATCGGCTTGCTGGTGGCGGGCAGCGGCTTCACCGGGGCCGTCTTCTTCGGCGAGGGGCTGGCCTTCTCGCGGCGCACGGTGGCGACCGAAGCGCCGGTTTTCTTGGCGATCTCCTTTTCGGGCGTGCCCTTGGCAACCTCCTTGGCGATGGCTTCGTTGCGCTTGTTCTTTTCATCGGTGCGCACCGTGGCGAGCGATTTCGAGACGTTCGATTCGGTTTCGCCCAACTGCTTGGCGATCTCGGGAATCTTCGCGCCGAGCTTGTACAGCTTCTCGCGCAGTTCCCTGCGGTCCTTCGCCGTCAGGTGGCGGCGGGCGAGGTTCGCGCCGACGATGAAATCCTGCACCTCGCGCTCATCCTTGAACGGCACGAAGGCAACCGGGCCTTCCCAGCCCAATTCGACCAAGATGTCACGGCGGTGCTTGCCGTCAACGATCACCATCTCGCCAACGGGGCGCTTCCAGACCACGATCGGCTGGCCCTCGTCATAGCCCTTGCCGATGGATACGCGCAGCGACTCCATCGCGTCGTCATCGAGCGGTGGGAACAACGAGCAGCCCTTGTGCAGACGCAGTTCCTTGAGCTTGACGGCGCTCCATTCGGCAACCTCGGCATCGTGGCCGCGTATCTTGAGCGCCTTGACTTCATGCACTTTCGGCTTGTTTGCCATAGTCGATATCCTTTTTTAACCATAGAAAGAGGGCGGCGGGCTCACCCCGGCCGCCCTGATTCATAAGGTAGCACTCCGGCTTTCGGATATCAAGCAAAGCCTAAAAGTGTAATAATTTCAAAGGCTTGTCAAGTAGGTGTCAAATCTGAAAAATTCAGATTTGGCGCATCCAGCGCAAGCGCTTCGGCCGCCAAGATGTACTTCAGGCAGGCCTCCGAGAAGCCATCGATATGCACCCACTTCTCGCCGTAGCCCACGCCGTGCTCGAACGAGGCGACGTTGATCACGTAGCCCCGGCCCTTCGGCGTGATCAGCGAGTTGACGCCGTAGCGGCTCATGCCGGTCGCCTGCTCGTCGGTGATGACGATCATGCGGTCATACTTCGGCACCGCGCGGTCCACACCGGCTATCGCAGCCAGAAGCTCCGTGCCGCTGTGCGCCTGCGAGTCGATGATGCGCTTGACGCCGCTCATGCCATCGACCTTGCCGGTCACCTCGTGCAGCGCGTTCGAGAACGAGAACGTCCGCTTCTGGCCGTTGATCATCACGGCGAGCGCGGCAGCCGCATCGATGCGCTTGAGATCCGACTTCTTCGAAATCGGGGCCTCCATCGACTGCGATACGTCAACCACCACCAGCGTCAGGCCGGTCATCGGGATCGAATCCGCGACAGCCGCCTTCAGCGCGTAATCGATGGCCTTCTCGAATGCCGGCGCGGCGCGGACCGCAGCGACGTAGCGGAACGGCAGCACCCACCGCGCACCCTTGCGGGCCATGATGGCGTTCTCGACCAGTGCCGTATCGACACCGGCCTCGCTCATGTTGCGCAGGTTGCGCAGCAGCGCGAGGTAGCCGAGCTTGCCCTCGTTGAGCAGCGAGGTGAACGTCTCGCGCTTGTCCTTGCCGGCCGAAAGCTGCACCTCCCACGTCTCGGGAATCGGCAGGCCGATCTCCTCGCCGTAGGTCTCCTTGACCGGGAAGCCGGCCTTGGTCTTCTCGGGCACGAAGCTCTTGTTGACCAGCTTGGCGAGCAGGCCGCCAAGCGCCTCGCTCGGCTTCGGATGCGCCATGAACACGGCATCGCGAATCTTCACGGCACCGTCCTTGTTCCACTTCGCAAGCTGGTAGGCGTCGAAACGCTCCAGCGCCATGCCGATGCCCATGCGAAGCTGGCGCGGCAGGAGAGCGCGGCCACCGACCCGCTGCCAGTACAAGCTGATCAACTCGCCGATCTCGTCCGGGCGGGCGAGGGTATCGGCCACGATGCGAGCCGTACCGGCACCGCCACGGCGAATGAGGTCGAGCAGGAGCAGCAGCGGCACGTGGCGCAGGCCGTGCACCGTGCGCGCCTCGATGGCGAGCGCGGCCACGGTATCGCGCTCGATCTGGCTGGCGAGCGTCACGATGCGGTCAGCAATCGACTGCCCCGACTCGTAAAACGTGTCCTCCCACAACAGGCACGACAAGACCGAACGGCGTAGCTCCATCTCCGGCGAAATAACGCTTGCGACTGCGCCTTCGTGCGTTCGCGCGGCAGTGTTCGAACCGCGCTTTGGAGTCCGGGGGGTGATGTTCGTACGCACTGGATATCTCCTTCTCCTTGTAATGAAGGCGACCGGGCTATCGCTCGATCGCCTTCTACGCCGGGCCGTGCCACACCTTGCCGTGCCCGGCCATGCCGTGCCGAGGCACGACTCGCCGGGGCAGACAAAAAACGGCCTGCCCGGCGGAGTGCGGCAACAAGCTGAAACGGTTTTGGTCTCGCTGACCAAATTGGAAGTTTGGATGCGATGGAACCGTCTCGATCAGCACGCACCCCACCGGGCAGGCCGGTGGGCCAACAGGCCCGGAGGATCACGGCAACAGGTCGGATCGGGTTTCTACGGTTTCGGATCGAAGTACCCGGTCCATTTCAGCACGTGACCCACCGGGCTTGTCGGTGGGCGGGCTCACCCGGTGACGTGCGGCAACAAGCGGGGACGGGTGCCCTAACCATTTGGGCGTCAGCCCCATAGTGTGGTTGACAGGATTCGAACCTGCAATCTTCTTGCGAAGTAACCGTCTTCCAAACAGCACGCACGTCATCGGGCGAGCCCGAACAGGGGCACCAGCGGCAACAGGGCGACCCGGTAACGTAAGCGCTCTAACCAACTGAGCTACCGGCCCTCAAAGTGTGGACCGGGAAGGACTCGAACCTCCGACCTCTCGCTCCGTAGGCGAAGTAACCGGACCAATCAGCACGCTGGTGCCCTTGACCATGGCGGCAACAGGCGATTTCGGCCGTTTGCTCGTTTCTTTATCTCAAGACACGAAGTAACCGGAACCAATCAGCACGTCATGGCGGCCGGGGTGATATCCCTATCCAGTCAGCTTGGCAAGCCGTCCTTTCCAGATTTCTGATGAAAAGATGTGATGTTCGCATTCTCGGCGGCGATGTTTACAAGCTTCTGCGTGGCTTCCGTCAGTTCGTGCGCCTGCCACGCCAGACGCCGATAGCACTCGGCGCACATTGCGCCCGCCACATGCCCGCATGACCACGGCGCGGCGTTGAGATTGGCCCACCGATTCGTCAGCGCATCGATGGCATCGTGTACCTGCTTGGCGCTTTCATTGGTGACCACCTTGTTGAAGTCCGCCGAGTTGGTCAGCCGCTGCGAGGCGTCAACCAGCAGCACCACCATATCGTGGAACAACTGCTCGGTCGGGCTCATGTTGACCTGAACCTCGACCGGCCGCACTTCCTCTATGTCGCTCATTCGCATCTCCTTATTGCATCAAATAGGCTTTCAACTCGGCCTGCGCCCGCGCCGAATCCTCGGGATCGCTGAGGTCGGCCTCGATCACCTTGTCGGCGATGCGCATCAGCTTCGGCGCATGATGCCTGCGGCCTTTTGGAACCATGACGATCAGCGGTTTGTCCATCATGATCGAATAGCCGATCTCGATGGCGAGCTTGACATCGCGCAGGCTGCTTTCGCCCGGCGCGACGACGATACTGTAAGCAGATTGCCGGATCAGCGGCGCGGTTTCTCTCATCCACTTCTCGGCGAAGCGGCGAAAGCTCGGCTCGTTGAGGACATCGCCCGGCTCGCGGCGGGCGCGCCGCTCCTTGCGATTCATGCGCGGCCTCCTGTGGCGCGGGCAACGGCGCACTCGACGCAGATGCGCGGTATGGCGGGGAAATCCCTGAGAACGTGCGGCCGGAACTGGATACCTCGGCCGCAATCGTTGCACTGGCCTGTGGCGTTGTCGGGCAGGATCAGCACTTCGCCTTTCAGCATGCAGACGACGAAATCAGGTTTCTCTTGCGAGTAGCTCATTGCCCCTCTCGGTGACGACGATCCGGCGGCGGCCAGCCGGCAGCCCGGCAGCAGCATCGACGGCGATGAGGCCAAGCTCGCCGAGATGCGCGCCGGACCTGCCTCTGATATCCTTTTCGGTCACCTCCGCCTGCCTGCTGATCCATTGCAGCAGGAAAAACTCGGAATCGGTCGGCTCGCCCTGCTTCGGTTTCGGCTGTTTCTGATGTGGTGCCATGTTCATATCTTCGCTGCGTCTTTCAGTGCGGCCCAAATGTCATCGTTGTGCGGCTTCGGCTTGCCGCACATCGCGGCGGCGCGCGCCAGCTTCTTCTGGACCTGCTCCGCCAGTTCCTCAAGCTCGTCCGGACAGAGATTGCCGAGCAGGTTCTCATTATCGTCGTAGTAGATTTCGTTCCGGATGTAGGCGAGTTCGTACGGTGTCAATTCGAGGAAGGCCATCTTCCGCATGTCAGCCTCCGCGCGCCGAATCGTGGATGGCGTCCCACACGGCTCTTTTCTTCCTCTCTGCCGGTGTGTCACCAGCCGCCACCGCCTTCGCCTTCAGCAGGCAATCGACGCTGGCCTGCCGCAGCTTGCCGACCATCGTGCTGGCGCAGCCCATGTATTCTTTCTCGATTTCCTTTATTCGTTTGCGATCAATATCCGATAGCGTGTCCATGTGGTAACGGATGTAGAGGATTTCGGCCTCGCTCAGATCAACCAGCATCTTGTTTCCCCTTCTGCATGCGGCGCAGGACCTCAGCCTTCACGCTGGCGAGATAGGCTCCCCACGCTCGTCCTGATTTCGCGCTCGTTGCGCCTTCCGCCCAACCGGCGGCGAAAAGCAGTTGCTCGATCAGCTCGGCGTCCGTCAGCCGCGCGTTGAGCTTCGGTGGCGGTGACGGGTCGCGGAACGTCACAGGTACGTCGCCTTGCCGTAGCTGTCGTAGTGTGGCCGCAGCTTCGATGGCGGCTTCTTCTGCGTGCGCTGGCGTTGGCGCGGCTGCTCCCTCGAACGGAAGGCGAGCCGCGCCGCGCGCGCCATGCCGGTGGCGGTCAGCACGTAGTTGTTGCGGGCGGAGCGGCGGCCACCGTCCCAAAAATAACCCCACCGCCTGTTGACGACGAAGCCGCGCGCCATCAGCCGCGACATCGCCGCCTTGTAGAGCGTGCGGCTCGCCGGCCGCTCCGTCAGTCCGCCAGCGCCGAGCAGGCGCAACATGATTCCCTTTTCGTCTCGCGTCACCGTTTCCATCCTTCCCTGAAAAGCCGGGCCGGCGAACCAGCCCGGCGAATTGCGTTACTCGTCGCTGAAGTGTTCCAGCGTGAAGGATTCGAGCGCATCCTCCTGCGTGCCGTCATCGTCAGGATATTTCGGCTTGCTCAAATCCTCGCCCATGTTGGCCTTGACCGACTCGATGTCGTCCCACACGCTGACCACGCAGAACGTGCGGCCGTCATCGGACTTGCCCCAATGCACCTCCTCGAAGCCGGATCGGAGATCGCTCATCCAGCCGACCGATTTCTCGATGCCTGCCGCCAGTTCGGCCTCGCGGCCTGCCTTGGCGGTGCCGCGAAAGACACGAATTACACCCATGCTTTATTCTCCTTCCCTCAACTCCCCGGCGGGCTGATTCCCGACCGGGATTCCGCTCGCCAGCCAGTTCCACCGGCCGGCGAGAAATGTCTGCGGCGCTGGGGTGGCTTGCGCCACCCCTGCACCTCGCTCCCCATGTTCCGACGGCCGGGATACCCCAACTGGCGGTGTTGCCTGAAGAACAAGGCGGCCGAGTGCGCCACGCTCGGCTGGGGCCCCCGTCTGGGCGCGTGCCGGGGGGTTTCTCGTTGTTCGGCTTCATTTATTTTTTCCTCTTCTCGTTTC